AACGCGGGGACGCCACAAAACCGAACGCTTAATTTCGTTATTCCGCGCGGGGATACTGGGGCGACTGGTAGTACGGGGGCGACTGGTAGTACGGGGGCGGCTGGTAATACAGGGGCGACCGGGGCGACCGGCCCGGCTGGTGCTGATGGCGCGGCGGGTGATGATGGGGCGACTGGCAATACTGGACCGACTGGCAATACTGGCCCGACCGGCGCGACTGGTGCTGCGGCAACAGTAGCGGCAGGGACGACAACGACGGGGGCCGCTGGCACTAATGCCACCGTCTCAAACGCGGGGACGCCACAAAACCGAACGCTCAATTTCGTTATTCCGCGCGGGGATACTGGGGCGACTGGTGCTGATGGGGCGACCGGACCGGCTGGCAATACAGGGGCGACCGGACCTGCTGGGAATGATAGCACGGACGATCAGACGTTAGCTGAGGTTTTGACCCAGGGCAACACCATGAATACAGCCCTTAATACAGCAGGAAACTTCATACAAAATGGCACAGGCCAACACGGTCTGACTATGCTGAATAATGGCGGTATGCTTTTGCGCGGTAATGGGTCCAGCAGCATAAATGGGGTTAATTTCATAGGTTTTCGATATACCGAAACGCATAAGCTCAATACGATTGGAGCTTTGCGTGGCTCCAGCAATTTCGTTTTTTCCTACGCGGTTGAGCCAAACCCTTTGGTGAACTTTCAATACATTTCAAGTGCAGATAATATCGCGTGGCCACGAACTTCTTTTGAAACAGGTGACGCGCTAATTTGGCGCGGGCTCCCCGCAACTGTCGCTGCAATGGGGTCAGTCGTTGCGTTGCCAGAATTATTCAAAGTTGAAACAGACGGACAAGCTTTCTTTCCTAGTGCGCAAGCGGCAGGAGGTGGAAGCGACGGGGTACTGTATGGTAATTCTGCTGGAAGACTTCAAAAGTATTCTAATGGAGTTCCGCAAAACCTTATCAACAGAACGAACCTTGACGCTGACCTGCTAGACGGTCAGCATGGGAGCTATTACTATTCGCCTGCTAATTTGCCCGCCACAGACGGCAACGGCATATACTCCACCTCCGCAACCATACCAGTCGGCCGCGTTGCCTCAGCAGCCAGCCACACGGGCGGGACGGTGGGCAGGACAAAGCTGCATTTTGCAGAGGCGGGCGCATCCAGCAGCCGACACACAGGGTTTCAATCCTTTGCGCAGGCGTCCGACACAGGCGTAAAGCTGGATCACCGCGTGAACAGCGTGGGCGCAACCCTTTCGTCGAGCCTTGAGCTGTCGAACCTGGTGGACAAAAGCAGCTTTTCAAATAATACCTGGTATTATAATAATGCGGCGAATACAGTACTTAGGGGCTTTAGGTTTGTAGGCGATAAGCCTGCCATGCGGGTCGGGTCAGCTAGTTTTATTGATATGCCGGCGGCGTTGCCAGCGTACAACAACAGCGCGTGGATAGTGGACGCAAATGGATCTGGAGGCAAGTACAAACCAGTCAGCTACCGAGCGGCAAAGGATCGGGAGGTGACCCTCACAAACACAAGTTTTGCGACTGATGCTGAATTGCAATTAAATGTGCCAGTTGGGAATTACGACGTGCGCTGCAAGCTTATTTTTCAGGGCGAAAACACAAACAGCGAACTAATGTACCGCGTCACCGCAGCGGCAACAACAGGCAGGGTAAACGCCTATACGTCGAAGGGGGAAAGCGTGTTGACACAAGCCTTTACGGGCAACACGTTTGGGGAGCTGTACAGGACTGAAAATGCGGCGGGCGTTCACATGATTATTATTGAGGGAACATTACAGGTGTTTGGCGCATCAACCCTGGTGGCGGTTCAGCGCGGCGTGCTAGATGCTGACGATTCTGTTACCCTTGAGCAGGGTTCGTTTATCGAATTGACCCTGAATACGCTTGGCCTTTAAAATTAAAATAATATGAAACCTGGATACCTAAATTATGGCGAACACCCTCGCGGCGATACCATAGACGCCAAGACATTCACGCTGACCAACACCAGCGCAGGCACAACTGCGCCTATTAACCTGACCGGCGCGGACGTAAGAATGACGTTCAGCCTTTCAGGTGTAAAAGTCGCTTTCGCCACAGGTGGCGGTATTACGCTGACCGATGCCGCAGCGGGCGTTTTCAGGAAAGATAAGTTCTCCTTGCCTCACGTTGGGGTGTGGACATTCGACCTTCAGGTTATCATTGATGGAGATACGAAAACGTACATTATTGGACAGATTGAAATCATTAAAGATATAACAACATGAGTGCTGTAAATATATTAGTAGAGGAAACAGTTGAAACTGTGACGATTTCGGTAACGAATGGCGCGGATGGCGAAGCTGGTGCTGCCGCAACCGTCGCGGTCGGGACGACAACGACAGGCGAAGCAGGGACTAATGCCAGCGTAACCGAAACAGGGACCGCACAAAATAAAACGTTTAATTTTGTTATTCCACGCGGCGAAGCTGGTGCTGCCGCAACCGTGGCGGCCGGGACGACAACGACAGGCGACGCCGGAACGGATGCCAGCGTGACCGAAACCGGGGACGCACAAAACAAGACGTTTAATTTTGTTATTCCACGCGGTGCAGCGGGTGCTGCTGGCTCGGCTACGGTATCAATAGGGACAACAACGACTGGAGCTGCTGGCTCTGCTGCTAGTGTTGCTAATTCAGGGACTGGGACGGAAGCGGTACTTGACTTTATTTTACCTGCTGGTGAAGAAGGAAGCGGGGGCACAGAATTGACAACTCCAGCAGTCCTGCTTAATGACATTCGTAGAGCCGATACAAATAATGCTAGCTATAACAACACAAATACCTTTGTTTGGATTCCAGCGACAAATAATACGGCCAACGGGTACATTACAAAAATATCAATTGAAGCAAATAACGCTTTAGCAGGAAGGAAGATGAATTTATTCCTTTTTACACGAGATGGCACAACCAATAACTTTATTACTCAATATATTGGAACTGACGATTTTCCCGCTGAACTTGACGGGCTTAACGAAGCTACCTTACCCACTAGAATAGCAATTAAGGAAACACAAATGTTTGGCGTTTCGTTAAGCACAACTGTTGCGTCAAGCGCAGTACGTCTGTATTCTGGAGGCGGTAGTTCGTCAGACGAGGGAGGAACTGGGCACTTTCAGAATATAACAAGCCTAACCCTATTGGTGCCGACATCAATGTTGTTTATGTCGAACCGGGGATTATCCGCGAAGGCTTATGTTGAAGAAGCGGTAGCTTCTTCGCGCATAAACAATCCTTCGGGGCTAAGCGTGATTGCGGCAGTCGATAGCTTAGTTGGGAGCACAGTTTTTAATGAAAGAGATTGGTTTTTTGGCAAAAAAATACTTTATGTCGGCACGTCTATTCCAGCCGGGGGTACTACCCAGGAAGCTAGATACCCTGACATCATGGGGCGCATATTAGGGGCAGATGTGGAGAACGTAGCAATAGGAGGCTCAAGAGTGATATTTACTAATTTAGCGAGCGACAATTTCAACGTAAATGCGTTGATGGGGACGATTGCGGAAAAAGAAGCTTTGTTTTCAGATAGCGCAACAGCGGTAGCTGCTTCGTATGAAACGCTAATAATTGGGAAGACGTATGATTACCTAGTTATCGACCATTACGTCAATGATCGCAGTCAAATACGATTTGGTTCCATCGGAACAATATCAGACACCACAGCAGCAACTTTTCATGGAGCGTTCAACGTACTGCTAGCATCTGTATATGCCGACAAACCGGCCGCAAAAGTGTTGTTGGTTGCCTGCCCTAACATCTACACAACTGCAAATGCGCAAATAGATCAGGCAGGACAAGATGCAATTACAGCCCTCAAGGAAATCGCTTTAAAGTATCATTTGCCGTTTCTGAATCAGGCCGAGGAAGGGTATGTAAACACAAGCAATTTCACCGTTTATAATTCAGATGGCACGCACCCGACAGACGATGCGGAAAGGGCAAGGCGGGGCTACGCAGTTGCTCAATTTATTAAAAGACATCCTTAATATGATTGATCTAATCCCCATGTACCAAACCAAAAACATATCCTCAAAGCTCCCCCGCCTCGTCACCATATTCCCACCCTACCTTTCTGAGAGAAAGGTGACAAAGGTCATGGTCCACCATTCAGGTGCGGAGAACGACATCTTTCAAGATGTCAGCTGGCAGGTAAAAGGGCGGGGCTGGTGGGGCTCGTCGTACTATATGTCAATCGACTATGATGGCACCCGATTCATTTGCCGCAAGCGGACAGAAAAGGGGTGGCATTGCGGCGGTGGCGGAAGGAACCACGACACCCTGGCTATCTGCCTGCGCGGAAACATGGACAATCACCCGCCAACACCCGACCAGCTGGCCAGCCTCCACGAGGCCCTGGTGGGGGAAGATGAGCATTTTGGGCGGCAGCTTGAGCTGGTGTGGCACGATATGTATGTGGCGACCAGCTGCCCGGGAAAGATGATGCCGCGCGAATTGATTTCTGGCCAGCTGCGCGATCATTACGCGCCTGTGGTGGTGGTGGTGCCAGCTGACGAACTACCCATCGCCGCCCCGCCAGCCCAGGTAACAATTGACACACCCTCGCCGCCCGATCCGGTAGCCCCCATCAGAGAACCCAAAAACAACATACCAATGAACCCTACTGACGAGGACCGCCCTGGCTGTGCTTCCGCCATCTTTCTCCTGATTGCCCTGCCCTTCGTCACTGGTGCTGCCTTTTTCCTCCTCATGCTGGCCGCGCTGGTCGGCATACCAATCCCTTTCTAATGCCTAATTTCAAGGACCCCATTACCCTCATCACCGCCGTCATGACCTGGGTGAACACCCTTTCCGACTGGCTGCCCACCCTCCACCAGAGAATGGCCAATCGCGAACGTCGCAAACGCCTGCAACACGCCAAGGGGAAAATCAGTGATGCGGAGCTGGAGATTGAACTCGAAGCCATCCGCCAGAAACTGGCCGCTACCTAATGCGTCCTTCTTATGCACCGCCCGGATGTACGATCATTGTAGTATGAACAAGGCCCAGGGCCACGCCCCTAATTTATCGTTTCCATTCGCCATGCTGCCCGCAGGACCGCTCCTCGTCGAGTCCGATTACCTGCTGAGCCAGCTGCTGAGCGAGGCGGCAAGACTGGCGCAAGGCGGGCACCCCCTAAAATCATCCGCCGAAACCGTGACCGGCCAACCGATGGTAATGGCTGGTTACGGCGGGAACGGGAAACCGATGACCGCCGCCCGCGTCCGCCTTGCTGGCCTGATGAGAGACGAGGAAGCAGAATACCAGGTAGAAGCCCTTCGCGCTGCCTACGCTGACCGTGGAATTTCCGGTATTCTGCTGGAAGTGAACACTGGCGGCGGAGCCGTGACGGCTGCCGAAATGGTCCGAGATGCCGTCAGCAGCAGGAACAAGCCAGTCGTCGTGACGACTAATTACATGGCCAGCGGCGGCGTACTCGCCACGCTAGGAGCTGACGAGCTGATCGCAATGAGTGAGTCGGCCCTGATCGGCAGCATCGGTGTCGTTCAGCAGATCGCCACCTTCATGCGTGACCTCCTGAATCGCTATTTTGTATTCGAGTACGCCGATACCAGCCCCGAAAAGAACGCCAGTACGCGGGAGTTCCTGCGCACTGGCGACACCTCCGTTTTCAAGCCCCTGCTCAACGATCTCGACGCCATATTCATGGCGGCCGTCACCGCTGCGCGCCCGCTTGACCCCAAAACAGCCGCCGACACCCTGAAAGGTGGCACCTGGCTGGCCGTCGAAGCGCAGCAGCGCGGGCTGATCGATGGGATTGGCGGCACCAACTATTCTCTTTCACGCCTCGCCGAGGCAATCAATAATTATCAATGATCACCACCCTATTGGCGAAGGCCCGCGCTCATTTCGGGCTCGCCCCCAACGCTTCTCTTTCTCAGCTCGACGCGGCGATTGACGCCGACACCCTCCCTGTAGTTCCCCCGACTGATGCAGATCAGGGCGCGGACGCAGGTGCAAAGAAGGTGGACGTGCCAGCCGACGAAATCGCACCAGAAACCGCCCTTACCCGCGAAGTTGTCGCCACCATGATTGCCACCGCCAGCGCAGAAATGTCGCAAGCCATTATCGATCTCAACGCCGCCAACGCCGAGCTGACGCAGGCCAATACAGCACTATCTGACCGACTCAGCGCAGTCGAAGGCCAAGACGCTGCCAGCCACACGAGTGGGAAGACCGACGCCGTCGACCTCACCACGCCCTCACCAATTTACGCGCTGAACCCCGCAAACCTTCGCGCCGCTGCGCGCCTGAAAGGGCTCTCCTAAACCAGGCCCCGAGCCAATTATTAAATCTAAACAAACCCTATTATGGCATCTACCGATTACTCCGCCGTTGCAGGCTACCGCAGCTACGTCGAGACAATCAGCGAAGACATCTTTCGCAAGCTCTTTTTCGAGTTCAATACCGCCAGGCTGGTGACCATTCACGAAGGCGTGAAAGGGAAAAAGGTATGGACTGAGATGAAGCTGCTGAACCTGGCGAAAGCCTATTTCCCTGCTTTCTCGGCAGGCGATACCAACCAGTTGGTACCCATCGAAATGGATGTTTCCCCCTTCAAGGTGGAGCACAAGGAAATCCCCCAAGAGATTGAGGATACCCACCTGGGCTTCCTGCGCCGCAACAGTTTCAATCACCAGGAGTGGCCCCTTGAACGCTACTCTGTCGAACAGCTTCTCGCGAAGCTACAGCAAGAGCTGGAAGTGGCCGTGTGGCAAGGAGTGAAGAAATCGACTGCGCTTGCCGCTGGCGATTCCATCAATATCGTGTTCAATGGCTACCTCAAGATTATCGCCGACGCGATTACCGCGACCACCGTTACTGCCGTCGTCACCGGAGCGATTACCGAAGTCAACATCCTCGAAAAGCTGAAGCTGATGTACGCCGAGCTCGCGCCCGAGCTCAAGACGAATGGCACGGACATCTTCGTGAGCTACGCGCTTTTCGATCACTACGTCGCTGCGATGGACACCAAGTTCGCTGGCAACTCTGCCCCCTACGTGGAGCTGGGCTCTGCGACATACCAGGGGATGCGCTACCGCCAGGGCGGCGGCAACACAACCCTGATTCCTGTCGCTGGAATGGGCGACAGCGGTCGCGTCATCATGCTCCCCCGCGCCAATTTCCACATGGGCATTGACAGCCTGGCCGACTTCTCGAACTTCAATTTCGAGCAGCAGGTACGCGAGCTGCTCTACTGGCTGGATGCCAAGATTGGCGTTCAGATCACGCTCCTGCGCGATGGCATTGCCGTCGTGAACGACCAAGCGTAAGACCTGCCCTTTTACCCTTATTTACCTACCCGGCGGCGGGGCACTTGCTCCGCCGCCTTTTCAACACAACTCCAATGAAAAAGGAAAATCAAGAAGTTCCCGGCGACATGCCAGAACAAGACATTGAGCAGAAGCTGAGAGCTGCTGAAGAAGCCCTCCGCTTGCAGGAACTGGACGCTGCCGAGGCTCTCGAACGCATTTCTACCCTCGAAGCCCAGGTAGCCAAGACCGCCCGCATCACCGAAGCCGCGAACCCAACCGGCAACCTCCCCGTCTTCGAGGCGAATGAGAAGAACTATCGTTTCAAGGTGGCCCGGCTGAATTTTGGGAACAAAAACATCCTAACCGCCGACCAGATTTGCGAGGACGAAGTTTTGCTTCTCCAGCTGGTCCTAAATGGCAGCGACGCCATCGAGGAGGTGTAAAATGCCTTCACTCCTAACCCCTAAAATAAAATCAAATGTGCGAACGTAGCCGCCTGAAAAGTATTACGAAATGTATCGACAATGCAGGCGGCAACGCTGCTGGCATGGTCATTACCCTCGACATCGCCAGCAAAAGCGTGATCACAAGCATTCCCGAACCTGGCGCGGGATCCAGCACCATCACGGAGAATATCGTGATGGTCGAAGACACGCGTACTGCTGCAGAAGTATCTGCATCCAGTCCCGCCGACCCAATCCCTGGTGTTTTCAGTGAGTTCGAGTTTTCCGAAATCGGCTTGGCCTACTCAGGAGCTGAGGAAGGCGAAGCAGAAGATGGGAACCTCGTCCACACCGTCACGGGCATCATCACGAAGATGAACCCCTTGAAGAGCTACATCCTGGAAGGGACGCGTGGGGGTCTGGAGCACATCGTTCGTTTCATTGACCGAAACGGGAATAAGTGGCTCATCGGCGACAACAACGAGGGGGCGAAAATTACTGTCGTACCCCAGACGAACGACCGAAATGGCTACACGCTCACCATCACGTGGCGCGCCTCCCGCCTGCTATACGCCTACACGGGTGCCATCGCACTCCAAGCCTAAGCGCCATGGCGAAGCAGAAAAAGACTCCGCTCTTGACACCTACGCAGCCTCTGGTTGCGTGGGTGTACACCGGGCCCGCCTACCCCCGCGTCAAGATTGATGGCGTTCCGACCTTCGTGCCGAACACCATCAGCCAACAACGCATCGGGGAATTGATGGCCCGCCACCCGGACGAACTGGCCGCTTATTTCGAGCGTGCCAGGCGCGTGAAGCCGGGCATCGATACCGCTGCTGGCGATTAAGATTAGTGTGTTTTGGGAATAAAGTAGCCCCCGCCCTTGTGAAGAGGTGCGGGGGCTTTTTTGCTTTCAATTTGGGTCTTTGGGTTCTCGACGCTTAACCGAAGGCGGGAAAAGGCACCCGCGTTAGCATCCCAAACTGATATCCCATCTTCTCCATTCCTGCTCTGTCTAGAATGACGCCTTCAGGCACCCTTCCGTTCAGTTTGAAGATGAGCGCACTTTCGCCTTCTTCTTGGTAATACTCAATACGGTTCGACTTTACTTCTTTTTCCAGTAGTTCTGACAGGATATCTGCAGTTGAGCTGTGTCCTACTGCACTGGTGAACCCCTCTTCTACCAAGCTCTTGGCTTCATCCAAGGTCAGAGCTGTGTACTGGAACTGGCCAAAGGTAGTGAGTATTGATGTGTTTAAAATCGTAATCATGGTTTCTGTGTTGTGGCGGCCTTCGCGACCGCCAGGTTAAGCAGGACGTTTTGCCCTGCATCACCCCAACCCCGCCCCGACCGGTTAAGGCTGGAGCGGGGTGGAGCGGCGGGCGGGTGGGGCTAAAATCGCACTTCGATTTTCGCGCCCATCGCTGCTGCAATGGTCTCAAACTCTTCGGCCCTCGTCCGAAGCCTACCCTTGTCGCGGGTAGAATTGGTCGGCTGGCGACCAAGTGCCTCCCCGATCTTGCCGGGAGGCACCTGGTCCAGCCAGGTGGTGAGGGTGGTTACTTTCCCACCAGACGGAAAGTATTGCCCCCGGCAGGGCCATCCGACCATCCCTGGTCTACGAAAATTACTTCGTTTTCTCCTTCTTCGTACCGGTCAAGACCGGCAATACTGGGCATTTCATGGTAGTGGTTTTCACACGCCACCCCCCATGCTGCGTTTACCGTCGATGTTGCCTTGATTTCGTTGATGATGGCCGTCGTGCTTTGAATCGTAATCATGGTATTGGTATTGTGTGTTTCTCGTCAGCGATATTGCTTTCGATAGTGTAAAGATAGTCCTTTCGGACTAACCGCGCAACTATTCAAGACTTTATTTACTCTTTTTGGAATAATAATTCCAAAAAAGAGAACGCCCACCGGCTGGGGAGCTGGTGGGCGCGGGTGATGGTGAGCCATGTCTGGCTTTTTGCTTTTGCCCACCTTCCCTGCACCTGCGTCCGCGCCCCCCTACCCTAACCACGTTCGCGCCTAAACCCTTTACGTCCTTCCCGCGTCACTCACGCTGCCAGAAATTGCAGCATGCAATCAGGAAAACAAGAAGAAATCAGCATACAGGCCGCTTACGCGCAGATGACCGACCCCATCAGGGCTGATACGTTTTCGCTCGTCATTAGGCTATCTGGAGGCAAGGAAATCGGACAGAAACGCACGCTATACCGCTGCCGATTCGGGAAGCGGGCGGGAAGCGGAAAAACGAGGGAGCAACGGGCAGAAGACCGCAAGGTCGCCGGGCTGGACAAATCCGGGCTGAACGGAACCGAACGCAGGCAGCACGTAGAAAACGGCACCATCCCGATTCACGACCTGGAGCAGAATCGCTATATCTCGCCCCTGATTAGCCACATCACCGAATTCAATCAGTACAAAATCATTCACTAATGAGCGCAGACCTACAGAAATTTTCCGGGCCAGGGTGGTCAGCCTTCCCCGATTCAGGCATACTGATGACAGAAGATATACGCGTCACTCACTCCGCGAAGACCAGCCCGATAGGGAAACCCATGGCCATACCTGGCATGAGTGACGCGAAGGAGAGAGCGATGAGCTGGGGCTTCGACGATATGCTGCCGAATTACAGGGAGCAGCTAGTCAGCGAGAATGACATTGTGCCCAGCCTACTGGCCACGAAACGCGACATCCTGGTCGGCGGGGGCATTATGGCCTACACGAAAGAATACGTGGAGACCGCGCAGGGGCGGAAAGAGGTGAGGCATGAGGTAGCCATCCCTAACGTGGTGCAGGCCTTTTTCGAGAAAATCGACATTGACGAATACCTGGAGACGACAGCGAGGAATTACGTAATGCACTCAATCATGCCCGTCGAGATCATTGCGAGAAAAGACAGGCAGAGCATCGCGAGCATAAAAGCCCTGGAATGCCGACACATCCGATCAGCAGAAATGGATGTAGAAGGCAAAATCCCGGCCTGGTACTGGTCAGGAAGCTGGGGCCATCGCCGAACAGAGGGCCGGGGAGAGGTGAAATCTTACCGGATTCCTGTTTTCGATCGAACAGAAGAGCGGTTGGCGCCAAAGTCTATCATCGTCATGATGGACCGCCTGCTTTGCCTCGACGAATACTACCCTACCCCATATTGGTGGGGCAGTGAGGAATGGATCAGGCTGGCCAATTGTATTCCCGAGTTTCACTTGGCGATGCTGAAAAATGGGTACACGTTTCGAGTGCACGTCCAGGTCCCGAAAGACTATTTCTACGATAATACGCCACTGGACCTCGACAATAATGAGAACGAAGCCAGCCGCAGGACGGCCGCGACCGCCGCAAAATTGGCCTTTGTGGACCGGCTCAACCAGGTGCTGCAGGGCCACACGAAGGCGGGAAAGCTGATCATCACCGAATACGAGGTCGACAAGGCTTTGGGGAAAGAATACCCTGGGATCAAGATTACCCCGATCAGCCTGGACCTGAAAGACGAGGCTATGCTGAAGCTTTTCGACGCCTCCAACACAGCGAACATGTCAGCTCAGGGAGTTGCGCCCGCCCTGGCCAATATCCAGATGCCTGGAAAGCTGGGATCTGGCAGCGAGATCCGTAATGCGCTGGCCATGCACATAATCCTGAAAACGCCAGGGCCGCGACGACGGATGTTCTCCCCTATTCACCTGGCCAAGCGGCTGAACGGCTGGCCAGCAGACGTATATTATGACATCCGCGACACCCTCGTCACGAACCTGGACGAGGACAAAAGCGGAATCACAACCGGCACTGAGAAAGAAACTGCGCTATGAGCCTGGATCAGTACTACGCAATCCTCGAAGTCCTGCGCCGCGTGATCCCTGAGAACGCGCTTTTGCCACGCCTACTCAGTGGGTACACCAGTACGAACGCCCGCTACGTGGCCCGCCTGATGGCAGAAAACGTTGCGCCGGCACGCACACGCAGCACCCGACTGGTGACCCAACCAAGCACCGAAGAGCCCACAACGCCAGAATGGGCAGCGATGGCGAAGCGAAAAAGCAACCTATACCAGCAGCGGGCGAAGCTCAGCAACCGTTTCCACGACTTTCCCAACGACGTGACGGCCTGCGCCGACATTAGCAGGGAAATACGATTCCTGCAGATTAAGATTAGAAGAGTACACCAAGAAATGGGCTATTACCGTGTTCACGGGAAGATGCCAGAAATCGAAGCCGAGCAGGAGCGAGCAGTCTACACCGAGGCGGAGCTGATGAAACAACGCCAGGCCGTCAATTCGCAAATGACCCGCCTGCGGGCAAATCTGAAACAAGCCGCTACTTCCAAGCCTGCGAAGGTGAAGAAATGGCAGGCCCAATTAACTGAATGTGAGCAACAGCGCGAAGTCATTAATGGGAAAATTGGACAGTTCCGTCTATAACCAGGCGGAGTTCAAGAAGGCCGACATGCCGGAACGAATCAGGATGTACCTGGTCGGGGGCGGCTATAAAAGTCACTTTCAGCTACGTGATAACGAAATAGAGTACCTGGGGTACATGGAAATCGCCTACACCCTCAGCCAGGAAAACAGGAGCCAGCGCGAAGCGGTGCGGCTGCTAAGGACCCAGCTGAAAACAGATCGATTTCGGGCAACGCAAGTGATGCGGGATGCCTGCAATTTGTTCGGGAGTTTCGAGGATGTACACCGCCCTACCCAGCGCGCAATGATTCGCGAAGGGCTGCTTCAGGACATTGCGCAAATAGAAAAGGAACTTGACGACGCGGAAACATCGACAGAGCGGATGGCCTGGATGAAAGTCAAGCAAGGGCATTGGAAAAACCTGATGGAACTGGACCAGGTCAGCAAGCTGGAAGACGCAATCGCCAGAGACACGAAGCTGCCAGAGATTTCTTTCACCACCGACCCCTCCGCGCTCATGTCAGCAGAGGCAGAAGACATTGACCACGAAGTGATATGAGCAAGGAAGTCTACCTGAACGAGAAGCAGATGAAATTCCTCACTGCCCCACAGAAAACGAAAGTTTTTGTGGGGGGGCGTGGCGTTGGAAAGTCTCGTGTCTTGGCCTATGGGCAGGCAGAGAAAGCGACCCTGATGCCAAGGAGCAAGGGGTTTCTTGCGTCGACGACGTATGGGCAGCTGCTGACGAAGACCTGGCCAGCCATTGCGGAAGCGTGGGAGGCCATGGGCTATGTAGAGGGGATTCATTATGTGATTGGGGTTCGCCCGCCAGCATATTTCAAGTCAGCCATCAGCCCGCCCAAACGCTTTGGCAACGTGGTGACGTTTATAAATGGGCGAACCATTGACCTGATCAGTATGGACCGCCCGGAATTGGCGCGGGGTGGTAGTTACGACGATGGCGACATTGACGAGGCCGCGCTGGTGAAGCAGGAGGAGTGGGCGGTCATCCTGCTACCCTCCATTCGGGGAAATAAGTGGCGATTCGGCCAGGTGAAGACGTGGCAGATGGTGGGCTTTTACACTTCCCTGCCCTGGAAAGCGGCTGGCTATTGGGTACTAGAATACGAAGACAAGGCGAAAGCGGAGCCGGGCAAATACTTCTACCTGGAGGCCAGTGCCTACGACAATATAGAGGTGCTTGGCCAGGAAGCGATAGACAGGATGCGCTCAGAAATGAGCTACATTCAGTTCCAGACAGAGATTATGAACGTGCGCATCCTCCAGGTAGAAGATGCCTTCTACAATAGGTTCGATCGTGATCGACACATGTACCAGCCTGGCTACCTATATGGTCAGGACAGCACGACAGGACGCGATGTCATTACTGCTACTACTGATGTGAACAAGAAGCAGTTTCTTGAGATCAGCCTGGACTTTGGCGGCTGGATCTCCTGCATGTGTGTGTTTCAGGAGAAGCCCAACAGAGAGGAGTGGATGGTGGACAGCTACTTCGTGAAGGGAGACAGCAAGATATCTGAGCTGGTGGCCCGGTTCTGCGAGACCTATAAGGAGCATAAGTACAAGCACGTACGTATGTGGGGCGAGCCACGAGGCCACGACCGCAACGCCACGAGTGGCACGATTTACCAGCAGCTGGTGACGCTCTTCGCCGCGCAAGGCTGGAGGGCAGATGTACATGCACCAGCCAAGCAGAGCGCACAGCACATTGAGCGTCAGCACTTCATGAGTGCAATACTAGCAGAGGAGACCAGGGGCTACCCTACCCTGCGCATGAACGCTGAGACCTGCAACGACGTCAGGATAGCACTCCAGACCGCGCAGTCGATGGCCGATGGAAAGAAAGACAAGCGTAATGAGAAGGTCAGAGAGTTCCCCCAGGAACACGCGACGCACTTTACTGACGTGGTCGACTACTACTTCGAGCAGAAGTGGGGCAAGCGAGTGACGACAGGCAGCGACGCCGGCCGGGCGAGCGAGGCCATGTTCGGGTAGCTCGCTGAGTGGAATAGCCAGCGGCGGGAGCCGCTGGCATATAATACCGAATTTTGTGTTGCGTGGATCACGCAAACGCTAATCCGCGCCCTACGGGGGGGGAGAAGGTCAAGGCAAACAGAAGTTAATTTCGACCCCCAATTGGTTAAGAATCAGTACCTTTAAAAATCAAAGTAATACAATATGCAAAGCTTATTCAGCAACCAAATCAACATCGAATTGAAGGAAACGAACTTCCTTGAGTTCCTGCCATCTGCCCATCGCAGCATGGCATGGTCGAGCATGAGACCCTACGAAACGCCCGCGATGCGCGAGTATCTGGCCCCCTACCTGGGGGAAGCGTTCATGGCCGAGATCGTGACCTACGCCAACCTGCCGGATTCCGATCAGGATGTAGCCATTTTGAGCAGTTGCTTGAATCGCGTGAGATTAGCCCTCGCCTACTACATGGGCTACAATTTTACAGTAGACCAGAACGTGCAGCTTTCCGACCTTGGCCCACAGACGCAGAGCGCAAGCGAAGGCGGCAGCAGCCAGCCCAGTCAGTGGGCCTTCAAAAACAAGGTATGGAACCTGATTAGTAAAGCAGACCAGTACACCGACCAGCTACTTAATTTTCTGGAAGGTAGGGCGCGGGCGCAGGATGCAAGCTTTGAGACGTGGAGCAATGATCCGCTACGTCGTCGCCAAACCTCTGACTTTTTCACCAGCACAACGGAAGTCGACAACTACCTGAACATCGAAGGAAACCTTCGTGCCTGGAACAACATGGTGCCCAGCTTCCGAACGGCAGAATGGCGACACTTGCTGCCAGTGCTGGGGTCGGCGTTCAACACAGAGCTGGTCGGGATGTACAAAACTGGTGTCAACATTACCCCGACCCACCAGACAGTAATTGTGTTGGTTCAGCGGGTGGTGGCTCATTACGGATTACTGCTGGCCATCCCGAATCTCAGCTGCGTCATTCAGGGTAACGGCATCGTAATGGTGAGCCAGATGGATGGCTTTGACGAGCGAGTGAGCAGCAGTTTGACGACTGAACAAACTGCCATTACTCGACTTCAGCAAAGCCACGAAGGCCTTGGCCGCATTGCCCTGGCCGAGCTGCGGAACTACATTATTCGAAACGCTGACAATCTACCCACTTACAAAAACAGCCCCGCCTTCATCTCCGCCCCCGATCCCGTTCTGCCGATCGGAGACAAGGATGGTGGTGCCATTTTCTTATAATTAATCCCCTACCTATGGCTACCGATATGCTAAAACTGAAAAACGAAGTAACGCCCCAGCAGGTCACCCGCCTCGCAAAAGTCGAAGGGCTGATACGGCTAAAAGATAGCCTGCAAGAAGACCTGGAAAGTGCGCGAGAAATCGTAGGCGAAATGATAGAGCAACGAAGGGAGGAAGCCCTTGCAGTAGGCATTCAGCTCGACGATTTAGACGCTGGGTTGAACCAGCTCATCGATCATTTTGCGGAGCAAAAAAGGGCGGTCGAATCGGCCCTGCACCTGGCGATCAAACAGGGCTAAAATCTAGTGTTTTGAATGTGAAGTGTGTGTTTGTCCGGTCAGCTTATGTTGGCCGGATTTTCTTTTTAAACAAATACCACACGTTAAATAGGTTAAATGGTGCTGAACCTTTGACCCTAGTTGACCCTAATACGAGGCCATTTGACACAAGTTGACACAAGTTGACCCAATTGCATTTTTGCAATAGTATGATTTTCAGCAGGTTACAAAAGTTAGTGTCAAAAGTTCACGAAACGCCGTAATAGACAAGTACATAGAGAATAATGTTTGAAAAGATAGACATTTAAAAAGTTGGATAATCCTCCGCCAAAGAGCCCATATCCTTCCATCCAATGCGGCTCAAATAGATGCTCGTAGTCTCTAAATTAGCGTGCCTATTCTGCTTCTGAATGTAGAGCAAACTGACCTTCTTATCTGCTAGTAAATAGTTGGCGGTGTTCTTCCATCCATACAGCTTGAACTCTAATCCGAAACCCAGGTGATTAAGGTGTTCACGGTACCTCCCGGCCAGGGTGTTTACACCAATTGGCTTCTTCTTATCTCGTCCGGGAAAAAGGAAATCACCTGGCTGTTTTAGCGAGAGGTACTCGGCCAGCTCCTCGCGAAAGGTGACAGGGATGACGACATAATCATCCTCTCCATTCTTCGAGATGTGAGAGGGGACATGTACGCGCCATTCGTCGAGCTCGAAGTGCATCACCTTCATCAAGCGTAGTTCTGAGCCTGGCCGCAGTAGTAGGTAGAAAACACACTGGCAGGCAAAAAGCAATTCGGGGTCGTGCTCTGAAAGGTGTTGATAGATGGCTCGACGATGCGAGGTCTGATACCTACGATTGGTGAGTGCCTTGTGCTTGAGGCGAGGGATGTGGCTGAAGAACTCATCGTCGGTGATGGCTGCAAAGATTTGTTTAAGGTATCGAAGGTAATCATTACGCGTTCCTCTGGCGACGTGGTCTTCCAGGTGCTCGAAGTAATCAGTCACCAGGTCGGTACTCATCTCTCGTTTTCCTTTCCACTTCAGGAATAGGCGAAGTTTGGAGCAGTAGCACAGGTAGCTCTTTTTGCGCCACGTTTTTTTCTTCTGCGCGATCCAATCCCAAGCGCGAGCTTCGATAGGCTTCTTCGCCACGTAAGTTTCGATGAAGGCCAGCATTGACCGCTCGGCGAGCTTCACCCTGCCTTCGTAGGTTTTGGGGTCGGATAGGCCAGTGTAGATACGCTGCCGCCTTCCTTCCTCATCGTAGTACTGGAGATAGGGCTTTAGGCCAAGGTTCCGGGAGACATGTATCTTAATACGCGATGGTCCGTTTTCGGCAAGTTTTTTTTCTGCTGACATGATTAAGTGTTCAGCAGTCCCTCACGTGTGCGCGTGCGGATCGAATGAAGAAAGAGGTGCCTGGCGATGCGTCGCCAAACGAAAACCGCCCTACCCCTAGTAGATACTAGGAGTAAGGCGGGTGGTGGAGAATATCGGAATCTACCCCACCCCCCAAAACCTAAGCAAACACTATCACCCAACAAACCCAATTTGGCGATCGCCAAATAAATAAGGCGACGGCGCATAGGGCCAAAAGTTCTCGATACGGCCAGGTACATACTCATCAACAACTATTTGTAGTGAAATAGAAAAACAATAAACAAAGAACCAAACAACAATCAAATAACCTGATACTTTGACCCTAACAGATAGAATCACTTAAAGTATCAAAGTACCAGAGATAGATAAATAGCTGATTCTTACTTACTTACTTACTATATACTAAGGGGGGGGGTGGTCAATCCAATTGGGTCAAATAGGGTCAAACACCCCCCCTACTTGGGTCAAACACCCCCCATATTAGGGTCAACTAGGGTCAACGTGTTTAAACATGCACCTAGCAGCTAGGGGCAACTTCAAACAATACCACCCCCCACCTCGCGCAAACACTCACTTATCGAGGATTTCCAGCAGCTCAGATAATTGGTTCCCCAGTACCCCCCCAGCCTCTTTTGCCGCTGGCGACCGCAACAACGCGACCACCTGCCGCCGCAGCTGCTCCACCTTCGCTTCCTGTTCCTCTACGGTGCCATGTAGGAGCGACTTCTCCCTGACTGATCGCTCCAGCTCCTTCACTACCCCGTCTTCGCTCGGCGGCCGGGTTTCTCCCTTCCACATGTCTTGCCCGACAATGTCGCCCACGTAGACGCCGAAAAGGTCAGCGTATTCTTGGATAACAGAGGCTGGCGGCGTTGCTTTTCCCTTCTCGTAATCAATGATGGAACTGGAAGTCTTGCCTAATCTCTCCGCAACGAAAGATTTCGACCATTTTTTTTTCTCTCGTAAATGCTTGAGGTTCTGATGAATACGATTCATGTGTAGTTATTATCTGGATTATTGTAGTTTTAAACTTGCTTATGTGAGTTCAAACCGACTATGTTTGTATTGCAATCGGTTCTGATTGTCGCAAAAATAATAGACAATAGCAATGCAAATGCGATTTAGTCTGTCTTTTCTGCGATTAAAGCGAAGGTCGTCCGTAATCAAAATCGATTTCAAACTCAAAACTTAAAGAAATCATAATGTACAATCTCATCACGCTCATCGGCCACCTTGGCCAGGCACCTGAAACAAAAAAGATCTCCATGGGCAGTTCGGTAACAAGGCTTTCCCTTGCGACCAGCATAAGCTGGAAGAACGCTGAGGGCGTAAAGTCAGAGAAAACAGAGTGGCACAGCATCGTGCTGTGGAACAAGCTGGGCCAAGTGGCTCAGGACTACCTGGAAAAGGGAAGCAAAGTGCTGATAGTCGGTCGGGTAGAATACAGGAAGGTTGAGAACAACGGGGAAACTCGCTATTACACTGATGTAATCGCATCGGAAATGAGGCTACTCAGCACTAAGTCCACCCCTACCAACAGCTCCCCTGAAAATAACCTCCCCAAAGGCCAACCTAAGTCACTAACCGCCTTGCGGCCAGACGACAAAGAAGACCTGCCTTTCTAACCCCCCCCCTTTGCACCGGCGTCCGCGCCCTAAACCAATTCTCAATGAATCTAAGTGATTTCATTATCTCCCGCCATAAGGAGCTCGATATTTCCGCTGAAGGAACCCACGAGCTGCTAGGCTCGAAGAAAAGATTTACCCGCATGATGAACACATCCCCCGAAAAGGCAACGATGCGGGATATCATGCGCCTGGCACAGCGAATTGAAGTCCACCCCCTTCGCCTAATCAATGAGTACGGTCTTGGTGACCGGGGACTCAGCCAAGAAGACAAAGACCAATTGGGACTGCACTACGCAGTCCTGCCACTCCCCACGACAAAACACAACAATGCGACCCCCCCCCCCGAAAACCGCGGCTGAAATAAGAAGCCGGATCTTTCAAATCCATGAGCAGCGCAAAAGCGCGCTGACAACCCAGCACAATTTCAAAAGCTCAAACGACCCGGCCTTGGCCGAGTACTGCCTGAGACTTCACCTCCGCCTACATGAGCTGCACTGGGCTCTGGGCGAAAAAACAAAATACGATGCTTAGCCCCGACGCCGCACAACGCAAAGCCATCCGATTCTTCGAGCAAAAGACTGCCGATGGTTACGACATGAGTTCCTGGACGATTCTCCGCTCCCACCCCACCAAGCTCAGTCCTGCCAACCTCGTCCTTCTTGCTGCGGCAACGGATGAAGACATTGGTACTCTGATAAGTCACGGAATGGGTCTGGACAACAGAATTAGCGACTTTGAACCCCACGTTATCATCGATCGTCGGGGCATCCGCCCCCGGCATAATACCTACGAATTTGATTAGGTCGTCTTTTTTTTCATGAGATTATGATAGTAGATACCCCCTGGCTTCGGCCAGGGGGCCTTTTAAAAAACTCACCATGCTTGCAACAGATATAGGCGAAAAACTGAAAGCTGCCACTCGTGTGCTGGAAAGCATGAAAGTCAGAGTACGACAGTGGAATCAAAAATCTGAGGCAAAAGATCGCCTCAAAATAATGGAACGCGCAGACGAGATAATGACCATCGAGATGGCTATCCTTAGTGCTTCCCGCGACCTAAAGCCCATAGTTATTTCGGAGGACTTTGATGGGGCGTACAAGCGAGGGTTTGAGACTGCTCGCCGCCGATTCTCCCCTTCCGAGCACGGTATTGTTGATCGTCGCCGTGTCGAATTCGACAACTTCGGTAGCCCTTACAATCCGGCCAACGAAGCAAAGCGCAAAGCGCACAACGCCGGGCAGGCAGAAAAGTGGGAAGACCACTACTAGCCTCTCCTACCACATCCGACCTTTTCATATTTTATATTTCTTTTCCATGTCACAAGACCCCTTTCTTCAGCTAGTTGAAGCAGAAATGGCGCAAGCTATGAGCCTCCTGAACGGAGGGGCTGCTATCCGTGAGCGCATCGCGAAGCTAGACCTGCGCAAGATCGCTTTCCCGCTTCATTGTCTTCCACTCGGCGTTGCCGAGTTTGTGCGGGCCTACATGGAAACCTTCAATAGCCCAGCAGATCACTATGGCCTGGCAATAATGTGTGCTGCGGGAGCCGCCGTGGGCAACGCCGCCCGCATCAATGACCGGGGAACGATGCACCCGGCGGTGCTCAATGCTGTATTTGTCGACGTGCCCGGCAGCGGGAAAACGCCCACGATCGGAACGGTATTGAAGCCCTTCGTGAAAATCGAAGGGGAACACCAGCGCGACTACGACCGCGCAATCCACGAGTATAAGCAGGAGCAAAAGCAGAAGAAAAAAAACGATGACGAGGGTGACGACGAACCACCCTGCCCTGCTGAACTGCTGGTCGGCGATTTCACCCTTGAGTCGCTTATCGACGTGCTAGAGCACAATACCCGTGGGGTGCTGGCGTGGGCTGACGAGATAGAGGGATTTATTTCCGCGATGGACAAGTACCGCACGGGAAAAGGTGGCGACGATAAGTTTTGGCTCTCGGCCTACACCGGCGAGCCCTACAAAACAAACCGCCGAAACCGCAGCCGACCGGTCTACATACCCCGGGTTTTCTGCCCTTTTATGGGCGGCATCCAGCCGGGCTTAATTACTGTCTTCTCTGACGATAAGCGAGATAGTAGCGGGTTCCTTTCCCGCCTGTTGTTCACGAAACCCGCCTTGGCTAAAAAGCAGCATTACCACAATCAGCGTCCGCACGACAAGCATGCAGCGCACTGGGAGTACTGCGTCCGCCGGCTTTTGGCCGTTCCCCCTCGCGAGACCATCAGCGACTTTTCAGGCAAGCAATTAGTGACGCCACACGAAATTGAGATGTCGGACGATGCAAGGCAGATTTACGCCGCCTTCGTCAATGGAATCGCCGACCGGATTAATGAGCTCGACGAGCTGGACATCACGACCAGATCTACCCTTGTGAAGTTCGAGACGCACCTGTTGCGCTTCGCCCTAATCCTTCACTACCTCGACTGGGCCAGCACTCCCCCACCCGCACCGATTGAATCGGACAATGAATTTGCCGATCTCCTGGCAGAAGGATACGTTCGCGAAAGCGACATCAGCAAACAAAAGATTACTGGCGATGCCATGAAGCGCGCCACCGAAATAGCTGAATACTTCATGGCTACTGGCCTGGAAGTAGTCGGCAAGCTGAAAGACTACGTGAATACACTCCCGCCGACGTACCAGGTGTGGTACGAAGAACTGCCCGAGGAGGGCATAACCACCAAGCTTGCGGTGACGCTCGGAGAAGAAGCGACCTTCAGCTCCAGCACCGTGAAGCGGATGCTGAAAGACCAAAAGCTTTTCAAGAAAGTAGGCCGTGGGGTCTACGAGAAAATTTAACCACAACTTCATTTTTTAACCAAGTGCGCCCTACCCCGTGTCTGGGATAAGGCGCATGCACTCAAGTATTTACTAATGATTACAAGTACAAATATAGGTAGCAACGCCCGGATGATGGGCATCGTGTTCAACGCCTTCATCATTTTGTCCATCCTAGTCAACGCTGCGCTGACCGCGCAGTTTGGCTGGGAACACAGTGGCGGCGTATTCGGCGCGCTCATTATGCTCCTGTTTTTCGATGGCGCGGCCATCGCCTGGTACCTCGCTCGGAAAAAAGAAGGACTCAGCAGCATGCAGCGAGGAATCGCCAAGCTGCTTTCAATCGGCACCATCATTGCCAGTACGCTGGTGAGTGTCATCCAGGTACTGCTGAACACTACCCTGGTCGCGTTCAGCACGGACGCCCTGCAAACCATCGGGAAAGGTGGCCTGATTCTGGTCACCGTGGCGGCGGCTGCCAATTTCCTCGCCCTGTTTGCCTTCCAGTACTTCAGCATCGAAGAACAGAAAGCCGAGCAGCTCGAAGAACAGAAAGCCCGCGCCAACGACGAGCGGCAGGACATGATAAACGAGGCCCACACGAAGGCACACACCAAGGCCCGGGCCCGCCTAATGATGCAGACGGACGCAATCGCGGAGCGCATGGCCAACGATGCCGAACGCGAGTTCTACGCAGCAATGGACTGCCTGGACATGTACGAAGCACCAGCCGCGCGGCCTAATAAGGGCGCGGGCGCGGGTGCAAAGAAGAAGGGAAAGAAAGCAAAGAAGGCTACCCCTACCCCGCCCGTAAAAGCGGCAAACTCTGCCTGTGACTGTGGCATGCCGATAGGAACATCCGAAGGAGAGTGTGATTATGAACTCGGCGGTAACGGCTGCATGATCGACCTCCGGGCCGAGCAAGAAAAAGCCGCCGCCCGCCCTATTGATTTCGAGAGTGTGCCGCTCGAACTCCCTGGCTTCGGTGCAGTAACCGACCCGCCGGGAAAGTAGCCCAGCCTGGCGTGTGCGGGTATTGCGGCACTAACTTCCCCTACAGCAATGCCCGCCAACGCTACTGCCACGCCCACCGCCAAGCCAAGTACCGCGACCGCAAAAAGCTGGTAGTAAAAAGTTAAGCTGTTACGCTCAATTAACTGATTGCGTGACATATACAGAAACTGACTGGTATCAGTACGGGCCGCGCCTTGCCCTGAACGCAGGGGAGGCGTGGCCCACTAATCACTAATTTTCCCATAATGTTTTTTCTGAGTATAGGGAAGTTCCTGTCAGCCTAAACGTAGGATGGCAGGGGGAAGGGCTTCCCCGCTCGGACAAAAAACAACCAATATCAACCATGAAACTATATCCAAAAGAAAAACCATCCACCGAGTTCTTCTATGTGCTATTCGTACTACTCGTGTGCGTCTACCTGTACCACGCAGGGCAATCGCATCTACGCAGCGAAGCCACTCAGGCCGCGATGACGCCAAGCCTCCAGCGCACCCAGCCCGCCCCCAAGCTACCAGATGGGGTGGGGCAGATGATTGGGAAGTACAGAATGGTCTTCGTCGGCGAACAGATCAACGCAGAGCAGCTGACTGAATTTCTAGCCACCTACGACATCCGCCACGTCATCGACCTGGCCAACGAGGCCAAGGCCGAAAACATACTGCCCAACAGGGAGGAAAGATTTATCGTCGAAAAGACCGGCGCAAGCTACTGGCCCTTCAATATCGAGGGGGAAAATGACCGCCTGAACCAGGTGGTCCTGGCTACCATCGACAGTCTCGTGGACACAGGCCTGCCTGTTTTCGTCCATTGCAGCAATGGGATCCATAGGGTAGGGGTGGTCAAGGGCCGCGCGTATGCGCGGGATGGTCGACGCTGGAAGGAAGTTGTAGCCTTGCTGCGCTGGGAAAAGGTAGTCATTGATGCAAAGTACGATAGGTACACAAACGATGTCTGGGAGGCGGTGCAGGCATTGAATCAACCCCCAACCTTCTCTCAGCGATGAACCATCACTACTCAGATTATCGAACTTCGATCTTCGCGTATCTCCAGCACTTATCGCCCAGCCTGCCACTGGCCGAGGTCGTAAAGTGCCTGGAGAAAGATAAACCTGGCTACACTAAAACCGGGAAAAAGTCAGTAGACAACACCAATTACAATAGGTGGTTCCGGGTTTGCCAGGTCGCCATTCGTTCACGAAGTAAACTAATATCATCATGAGCAGATACTCGAAAATAGCAGGAGCCGCCATCGCTGGCATCATCGAAGAGGCGGGGCCTTCCGCATCCCTGATTGAGCTGAAAGGCTTAATCCGACGAGCTGGCCCCCAGCGGCCAGACCGGCCCGAGTTCCGCGTCTGGCACCAGGAAGGGAAGCGGGCGATTGACGCGGTGAGAGCTGACAGACTGCGCCCGGTCTCGGGCATTGACCTTTTTTCGTGACTACAAAAATACGGCGCGCAGGGACGTGAGGTTCGCTTCATCGGCGGGTATGCCTAGGGTGGAAGATGAACACTACGAAAGCTTCATCACTATCTCTGCGCGTTTTTTGTTTCTTTTTGCCAACCGCACAACAAAATAAAAATGAAAAACCAATATACCTTCGCTTGGGTTCCACTAGTATTAATGATTGCCTTATTCTTGTCGATGGGTAAACCGCCCCCCCCCTGCGCTGAGGGATCGGGCTACCTGAACAAAAAGGACACGGAACTGCCTTGCCTGACACAACATACTTATACAGTGCAGCAGGGTGTACCTGGTGAAGTTCTGTATATTGCCACACCTGATAGTGTTGGTTATGTCTATATCCGTTCAGGATATAGTCCTGAATCAATGAAACTAGCAAGAACAGTAGAGGCTGTGCGGGAGTGCGCCCTTCTTCACAACCATATCCTCACAAAAACCCAGTATGGTGGCAGATTGTAACTATATGTCAACAAAACAATATCTTGAAAGCCTGATGGAAAGACTCGACATTGGGGATAGAATTCCGAACGTAGAGAACCACGTATTGAAATACAAGCAATTGTACATTGGCCTCCCCTATAAATATCCGGGGGATTCTTTCGTTTACGACTTCTACAAAAAAGGGTTTTCTGAAAGACTTGACTTTGACGATTTGCAGGAAAGCTTTGAGCAGCTCCTTAAAATTAGTCAGTCTTTTTTATTATCAGCTTCTAGCATGGGGCTCCATCACCATCAAATTGAAAAAAACATGAGCGCACTTATTGCAATGGCAATTGCCTACGTAATCGTTAATAAGCTAGACAAGGCTGGAGATTACCGACCTCCAACCGGAAAAGATAAAAACAGGTACAAATGAAAAAGATTATTGACACAATGCTAAAAGTAGTAGCATTTCAACGTGGGAGTCCGTTTCGGTTTCCTGATGATGAAGCAGTATATAGGTTCTGGTATATCGCATATGTCAAAGGAAGGCCTGTAGTTTGGTACTACGACGAAAACGGGAACGGCCGAGCAAAGCAAGGATTTTACCTTTCTGACTTAATCAGGGTTTAACTTTACAACATGGAATTTTTAAATGAATTAGAAGATCTAATCATCGACATCGTGCAGGGATCACCTGCTCAGCTTCAGGAGATGTATTATACTGGCACTCCGAAACTTATTTTTCTTGTGCCAGTATGGGTGCTCAAATGTATTAAGGTCGAAGGGCAGCGATTCTCAATAGAAACTGAGATCATTGTCAGAGGTGTACGCCTATTACCCAATCATGAAGACAGCTTGGTATTGTATCACCCTGAATATGGCCTCTACAAGGACAAGCGATACATACGTAAAGTATCATTGATAGGAGGGTATAATCCGACGGATAGTAAGTTGATTGTTTCAATGAAGTATTTACTGGAATTGGCTTTGCCTGAGAACCCTTTGGACAGCTCATTTCTACCTTAACCAGCGGCCAACCGCACAACCAAAACAGAACTATGATCGCTATTTTTTGCCGATATTATGACGACTTCCAAGAACTGGAATTGTACCCCAAAAACATGTTCGTTCGCATAGAAAGCGTCCAAGACATCCGAGGTGTAAATTTTACTGGCGTAATACAATTCAACAATTTGTACGAAGCCGACCAAGCCATTATAGAAGCCTTTCACGAGCTTCAATATAGTCAGCCTGAGCTGTTTCTATAACCGCATAAAGTAAAAAACAACGAGCGGGCGACCGCACAAACCACAAAAAAATGAAACCTTTCCTCTTCAATCAAATTTGCGCCAGGCAATGGCAGCTAGCAGGATGCCAAGCGATGCGCGACCACCGAACCGAAACAGTCGCGGCCCTCCTCCATTGGAGCAGGTACAATAGTGATACAAGCGTAAGGCTGTTGCTTATCGAAACAGCGACCGGCATAGCGCACACAGATCTTCACGGGCGCAGTCTGCTGGGGTTCGGGCAGACGGACGGGAAGGTGTTTGTTCAGTTTATGTTTGTAACTATATTCTTTTAGCCAGCGGGCAACCGCACAAACCAAACCAATATGCTGGATCAAAAAGAACTGTACAACCACATGGAGGAACAGCACGGCCTGATCCTCGGCCAAGACGAAATGGATAGCATTATCCACCTCGTCATTCAGGGACTGAGGGAGGAACACCCTGAATACTTCCCCGCGCCATCCATACCCCCGCCATCGATCACGGAAAAACCTACCTCCTCAACAAGCCTCTTCGACAAGCTGCAAGTAGGGGACTGCCTTAGAACTAGGTCCTATATCGGCGGAACTTGGTCTCTGGTGAAAGTCATCCAGAAATTAGAGGACAAAATCTTCTTGCTAGGCATGAGTGACCAGGAGCAGATTCCCCGCGAAGAGATCGACGAAGGCGACTATTTCCGATCCCTCTAACCCAACCGCTCCCTAAGCCCTGCCAGCCACTCGCGCTGGCAGGGCTTCCTTTTCCGCATCAACGTCCTTCTACCGCCAGGCGCAGGGTGGCCACCTTGCAGAAAAATAGAAACGTGCGCAAAATCCTACTCCTGAACCTTTCCCGAATCTTCGATTCCCCTTTCTGGCAGGGTGCGCTTTCGATCATGACGGGGTGGGTGCTATCATTCCTCGCTCCGCTCTGGCCATTCCTGGTGCTCATGTTTGCGTTGGTGCTGGCGGACCTGTATTCTGGTGTGAAGGCAGCACGACGGCGCAAGGAAACAATCACGTCGAAGGGGTTTCGTAGAACGGTGGAAAAGATCACGATGTACACCCTGGCCATCATGCTGGCGCATGGCATGAGCGTGGTGTTTCTCCCTTCTTTCGATCTGGCTTGGCTCCCTGCTTTCGCCATTTGCGTCGCAGAAATCAAAAGCAACTTCGAGAACATCTACAGCATCACGGGCGTCGACGTGGGCGAAGAGGTGATGGAACTCCTAAAGAAAAAAATAAGGAAGTAATGGATGCGCTGACCCAGTACATTACTACGACAGCAGAGACCTGGACGATTGAGTTCGTCCAGGATAGCATCTCGAAGCTGCGCGCGCGAAAGTCAGAAGTGACGGGCGATCTGGTGCGTAGCCTGATCGGTGCCGTACTACCCGCAGCAGGGGAGGCGGCGGCAACCATCGCCATCCAGTTCGACAGCTCCGGCCGATTCATCGACATGAGACGCATGAAACCGCCCGCTGGGGGACGCGAATACGTCGAGGAAATAATGATCTGGCTGGAGCGCAAGGGACTGGCCGAGAAGTTTATCCAGGGTTACCTAGAATCGAGGAAACTAATTAAGCGGCCAGAAGATGTTCTCCGCTACGTCGCTTTCGGCATCGTGAAGAAAAGGGCGGCAGGTAAGTACCGCAGAAAAGCCTGGTACAATAAATCGAAAGAGGCGCGCATTCGGGGCGTCGGTGGCCTGTACAATAGGATCGCGGCAAATATGCCCGACGAGGTGGCGCAGATGTTGAGGGCTGGCCTAAGCACGGGGCTGGAAGATCGGGAATACAGCAGCAGCATCCGCGCCCTGCGTGGCTATGCGAAAGGGCGGGGGCGAACCTGAGCACCTTCCTTGTAAACGTCCTTTCTACTGCACCTGCGGCCGCGCCACCTTAGCTTCATGGCGCTAACTACCGACAAGTATCAGCTAGAAGTTTCCTTCATTACCGACCAGAGCCGCGCCCTGGCCAAAACCCTGATGGAGACGGAAAAGCTACCCAATGAGCTGAAAAAAGCACAGAAGGAAGGCAAGGGCGTCGCGGAGGTGATGGCCCGCATCGAGGCCGCAGGGAAGAAAGCGGAGGGGATTGACCTGACGAAGGTGTTGCCAGACCAACTTATCTCCAGGGCTCGGCAGCTGCGCCGCATCCTCGACCAACTACCAGCAAGCGCACCCCAAGTGGCTGCGCTGGAAAAAGAATATAAAGCGATAAACGACCAGCTGGCGACGACGCGATCGCGCACGCGAGGGGTAGTGGCAGCAATGAACAAGGAAGATGGGGGCGGCTTGCTCGGCTTTTTCAAGCGTGGTCAGGTGGCAATCGTCGGCTTTGTCGCCGCCTTTAGCGGCGCGTTCGCGGTGCTCTCCCGGATTGCCACCACCTCCGCATTATTTCAGAAGTTCGAGGCGGTGCTGACCAACTCCCTGGGCAGCAAAAGCGCAGCCCAGTCTGCCCTCAACGACCTGCAGGATTTCGCAGCGAGGACACCTTTCCAGGTGGAGGAACTAATAGGAAGCTACGTTAAGCTGGTCAATCGTGGCCTGAAACCCACGCAGGTAGAACTTACGAAGCTGGGCGACATCGCAGCCAGCCAGGGCAAAGGGTTCGACCAGCTGACTGAGGCGGTGCTCGACGCGACGACGGGCGAGTTTGAGCGATTGAAAGAGTTCGGCATAAAAGGCAAGAAGGCGGGCGATGATATTGCCCTCTCCTTTAAGGGCCAGACGCTGGAAATCAAGAATACCCAGGAGGCTATCCTGGAAGCCATTGTTGGCTTTGGTGATTTGGAGGGCGTCCAGGGTAGCACCGCCGCCATCAGCGCGACCCTCGGCGGGAAGATTAGCAACCTGACCGACCAGTTTACGCGCCTGCTGAAGAACCTGGGCGAGGGTTTCCTTGGCAGGATCATCGCGGGGGCAGTCGATAAGGTCAGCAAGCTGGTCGGCATGTTCGTCAATCTGACGGACAATACGAAGACGCTAAGCCAGAGCACGGCGGTGCTGCAAGTAGCGTTCAATCAAGAAATAGCCACCCTGGAGCGGGGCAACATCAGCACAGAGAACCGGGCCAGACTGATCGCGCGAATCAACGATCGATACGGCGACCTGCTGCCGAACATGCTGCAAGAAACAACGAGCCTGGGAGAGATCAAACGAGCGCAGGAACTGGCCAATCGTGCTTTTGAACGCAAAATAATTCTCCTGGCGGCGGAGGAAGCGTTCGTAGATACCAGGAAAAAACAGCTACTCGTAGTACGCGAAGAACTTCAGCTCGCTGACGAGCTGACGGCCGCGCAAGAAAAAGCCGCGCGAGCACAGAGACTAGCAGAAGCAAGCAGGGCCCGAGACCAGAAGTTTGCAGGCAACAACTCTGTAGAAGAAGCTGCTGCGCGCGAACTGAGCGGAGCAAGGGCGGCGGTGAAGGAAAACCAAAAGCTTCAAAAAGAACTGCAAAAAGAACTAGACGAGACCAGCAAAGCCGCCGAGAAACTCGGCCTTGACCTGTCACAGCTTGGCCAGCCAAGAGGCTCGGACCGAACAGTGACGGACGGACCAGTCGGGCCTGGCAGTGGCGACCCGCTCAAAGAAGCCCTCAAAAGACTCAAAGAAAACTTCGACATCCAAAGCCAGCTCGCGGAACAGCAACGCCTTCGTGAGGAGATCAGCGAAAGCGATTACCAGAAACGTGTACTGGAATTGCAAGCAGCTGAATACGTGCTGCAACTCCAGCTATTCAAGAAATTCAACGCCAACAAAACCCTGGCGGCAGAGGAAACGCGCACGGAATTGTTGCGCGTAGAGAAAGAGCTGAACCGCAGCGCGCCAGCGGCGGTACAGTCCATCGAAGGCGGTGAGCAAATTACCCGCGTTGATCGGCGCGGAATCAACGCGAGGCTGGACGCCCTGGCAAAGGTAGAAGAGGAGCAAGGGAAGATCACCCAGGACGCGCGCAACGCTGACCTCATCAATGAAGACCAGTTTGCCGTCGCCAAGCTGGCCCTCAAGCGATTGATTCTCAGTCAGGAAATTGAAATACTAGGGGAAGGGACCACCGCCGAGATTGCCCTGGCCAGGGAGAAAAAAGACGAGCTGGTGGCCATTGACCAGGAGCTTTTCGATAAGCGCAAAGAGCTATCCCTGCGCGAGCAGGAGCTACGCGCCGAGCTAGAGCAGCAGAAAACAGCGATTGCCACTGAGGGCCTGAGCACCCTGGAGGATCTGCTGGGTCGCGACGAAGCCGCGCGAAAGAAGAATGCGGCGGTCATCAAAGCTTTTCAGGCGGGGCAAGTCTTCGTTGCTGGCTTTGCCGAGCAGCAGCAGATAGCAGCAGCTACCGCCGCCCAAGTCGCTACCGCATCGCTGACCGTGGCCGGTCTGGCCCTGGTGCCAGGCATCATCGCGGCCGGAAAGATTCGCGCCATCTTCGCGGGCGTCCGCACCGCCGCCAACGTGGCGAAAATCGTATCGACGAAGTTCGAAAGGGGTGGAAAGGTGGGCACTTTTGGCGGCAAAAGCCATCGCGCTGGCGGCACAAAGCTGTATGGCGACGACGGAACCCTCGTCGAAGTAGAGAAAGGGGAGGACTTTTTCGTGATCAACAAGCGCAGCAGCGACATGCGCCGCCGCCTCAGTAATATGAACGTGGCCGGGGGCGGCGTTCCTTTTTTCAATAGGGGAGGGGATGTATTCAATGCACCCAACACTACGCCATCGTTGCCGGCCAGCCTGCTGGGCGGCGGGCAGGCTGACAACGCTGCCCTGCTGGAACGCATCGACCTCCTGACCGCCGTCACCGCCAACATGCAGACAAGCCTGCGCGCCACGGTCTCCCTCACAGAAATCAACGATGGCAATGCAGACCTCGCTGAGCTGTTCAATATTTCGTCTGTTTAATTGCGAAGTAGCAGAAAGGAGTAGCCTTATCGCCGAAAAGGTTCATGGATAGTCTACCTTTATTTCTCATCCTTGTGGCGTTTTTAAAACGCCTATTTAATAATCCCTATCTTTGGCCTTGCCTAGCAGCATTACTATCATACTCTCTTATGCCCATTTCTCCACAGATCGACACGTTGGATGCCCCTCCCCGCAAAAGGATGGGGGCGAACTCGTAAGGGGGAGTATGCTTGCTAGGCTCATCCAGCGTGTTTTTTAATTCCCTTTATTATGCCTAGCAGAAACGAGTCTCCACTGGAGACGCTACTCTTTAGCATCGCCGGCGTCGCCATTGACGAAGATTCCCAGATGGAAACACGGCGCATTGCACTCTCCATTCTTTACCGATATCTTGCCTCGGTATTATTAACTCCCGAGGAGAAAAGTGCTGACCCTTCCCTTGACCGCATCGATAAGATTATTGAGGAAAAGAAGCAGTCGGTAAGTTGAATACGATGCCCGAATTAAGCCCCGCCACGATCAACCGTGGCGGGGCTTTTCTTTGCCCATTAACGTCCTTCCCTTGCACCTGCGGCCGCGCCCATATTGTGGTTCATTACGATTCAATTACCTGAACCGTCTAACCCACAATACCCCATTCATGAATAAGGAAATCACTAACCTCGGCACCGACAACCTCAAGCGGGTGCTCGCCTTCCTGCTAATGATCAGCTTCGCGATCAAGGAACTCATTGAAAACTTCACCTTCGCCAAGGCGGTAGAGCTGGGCTTTAAGCTGGCCCAGAATCAGGACCTGCTGACCGTCAGCACGGTCGCCCTGGCGGAACTGCGCGACCTTGATGTCTTCGAGACAGAAGACGTGATCAAGTTCATCGGCATCAATTTCGACCTGGAAAACGACAGCCTGGAACAGCGCATTGAGGAAGCCCTCGACATCATCCCTGAAGCCTACGCCCTGATCCTCGCCAACCTTGCCCTCTACGGGAAAGTCAATCGCATTGTCACGAATTGGGGCAAGGTCACTGAGGCCCAGGTCAAAGACCTGCAAGGCCGATTTGACGTGGCGACCCGCTTGGCCGGCGGGAAACGGGGCAATTAATGACTGCCATCACCTGCGGCAGCTTCTACCAGGAGCTGCCGACCAGCTGGGAAGAAGCCGGGCCAATTGCGTGGGAGCTCCTGCGCGACTTGGCCCGGCATCCGCCCGGCGAGGGAAAGCTGAAAGCCCTGCGCCGACTGTGCCAGCTGACAAGCAGCGACTTCGCCAGGTTCACGCCTGACGATGTCGCGGCCCTGGCGGCGGGCACGGAATGGCTCGACGTTGGCACCGCCCTAGACGTGCCAATTAAGCAGATGATGCGCTGCCGCTGGCGGGTTTATCACTGGCCTGGCTACCAATTCGTCGATGGCCAAGCCCTGGCCTACGCCTACGCTGACGAGTATTACGAGGAAGCCATTCAGGGCGACGCGAAGGGCTCGGCGGAAGCTACGCGGAACCTGCTGGCCACCCTAGCGCGGCCCATGCGTGGCCTGGAACGTCAGCCGATTATCAGTCGCGCAGACATCGAAGCGAGGGGCGAACGCTTCCGCAAGATGCCGCCCGAATGGTACGCGCAAGCATTGATGTACTGGACTGGCGTGAAGCTCGCTATTCACGAAACCTATGGTGATTACCTGTTCACGAAAGAGGACAGCGGACCACCTTCTACTGCGCCCACCTTCAGCTGGTTCACCTGGTTTCGAGACATTGCTACGGAGGGAGCGTTCGGTGATTTAGCCGCCGTACACCGCGCCGATTTTCACGACATCTGCCAGCACCTGGTGACCCGCGAAGGTCGCCGCCGCGACCAGGAACGAGCCATGGAAACGGCGCGGAATCAACACAAATAATATGCTCACCGAATACGCGCAATACAAGAACTACTTTCGTCAGCTCGCCGCTGACCACGTCGCCATCAACGACTTCGTGTTCGGTGGGAGCGACCGGATCATTAGCCGCCGCAATAGCAAGATCAACTACCCTTGCCTGTGGCTGACGACACCGACTGAAGTGCGGAAGCCGGACGGCCACAAAATGTACGACACCCTGATCGTTATCCTGACGAACGTGCGCCAAGACCACGAAGAGGAAGACGAGGTAAGCGAGCAAATGAAGGTAATTGCTAATGATATCTATCTTCGCCTGAAGGAAGACGCCAATAAGGGGCTGTTCAATTTCGGATATAGCGACGTTGCATTGCAGCCCAAGTTCCGAGCAGGTTCGGAGAACGATACCGGGTGGTCGATTGATTGCGATATCACCTTCGGCGATGGCGATTGCTATGACCCCGAAAAATTCAGAGCATAGATGGCCATTACTATTTTCACCGCTCCGCGCAGCCCTGCGCTAAGCCAGGACGACAATTACGTAGTACTCGAAACAGACATCCCGACCGCTTCCGCGCGGCCGGGCTTTCTCGTTTCCGGAATCGGCGCGAACACGAATGTGCTGCGCCTGCGCTGGGGCACGACGCTGGTGGAAATGACGTTTGTCGCGAACCCCACCAGCCCCCTCGAACTACGATCTGCCCTGAACCAAACCGCCGAAGAGTTCTATCCCCAGCTGATGGAGGGCTTGTTTTCTGTGCCGGCCATCGAGTCGGCGTTCATCATTACGCTGACGGCGACCGGCGTATTGCTTACGCTGCGCGGCATCCCCAACGGGGCTTTGCTTGCTGGAAGTTCGGGTGTCACGGTGACTGTTTTCGGGGTGGGGGCGACGGCCAGGCCCAACCTCTCGGCGATGGTCAGCGTCTACCAGGTCGGCCGGGTGGCTCCGCTGGTGCGCCTGGAAGGCACGTATAACCCTGCCGGATTTACCGAAATTAATTTCGCTAATCTGTTGCCTGTGCAGGTCGGCTTACCCAACGCCAGCCTGATGGCGGGCGGGAATTATGGCGTAGAAACGCCCGGAGGATTCGCCGAGTTCTTCTTCAGGTACGCAGACCAATATGGTAGCCCGCCTCAGCCTGAACGCCTGACGAAATCGGCAAACTTCGCTGTCGTTGCGGGCGGTAGTGCTGGCGGATCCCGGCTGCGGTGGGGCGCGAGTGGGAGCATCCAGCTTTGCCATGCGTATTTCAATAGTCAAGATCAGTTTTTCTCGAAGCCCATCGGTCGGCAGCAACCAGACTGGGTATATCTCTACGTCAATGCGGCGACCGCCACGACGGTATTCGTTACTGTGACCTTTTCTGATGGCACGACGGCAGAGCGTCAGGTGTCGGCATCGGTCGCCCTGGCGAAGGGTTTGCATGCCTTCCCCAGCGGGCCACTGCAAACTGCCATCGCCAGCGTTACCGGGGCCGACACCAAGTTGGCGGTTCGCTACACCTTCGAGCTGCGCAGCCTTGGCCCCAGCGTCACCTACGATTTGCTTCCAGATTTTCACCCCTGGCAGGTGGTACTTGCCTACGACAATGGCGCGGGCGGCATCGAAACCGTGGCCATGCGAGGCATCGCAGAGCGTGGCTATCGCGTAGAGGCCAGTACTTTTAGGCGGGCGCAAACGCGGGTGCAGGGATCTGATGAAGGGAGCATAGTGACCTACGACGCAGAGGGCGCATTCTCGCACCGCCTCCGATCTGGCTATTACCCAGCTGACTACATTGAGCACCTTCGCGCCCTGATGCTGGGGCGGGTCTGGCTGGTCGACACCCTTGCGCGTCGCTTCGTGGCCGTCCAGATTGATGGTCGAAGCCTTTCCCTCACGACTGACGACGACGACCTGCATGCACTAGAGTTCACCATCACCAGTGCGACGCCAGACAGAGGCGCACACAATTTCTAACGATCATGCTGAAACTGTACATCAACGATGGCCTGGTCGATCTACCTCCCGACGTGGCCATCACCATCAAGCGTAGCAACCCGGCCTACATGGGGGAAGATGTGAACGTGATCAAAAGTACCTTCTCCTTCCCTTTCACCCTGCCGCTTTCTGCGCGAAACAGGGAGATACTTGGCTTCCCTGATCGCCTGGACAACGCTGCTACGCTGCCCGAAAATATGCCCGCCTACCTGGTTGCAGGGGCGGGCACCTTGCTGAAGGGACTGGTGACAGTCCAGGCAGCGACCCGCACCACCGCGAAGGTTTTCTTCTATAATAACCCCCTGGCTGATCTCGCGAAGCAGTACATCGACGACACCGACCAGGGCGTTTTCCAGGCCAGCAGCGAGGCTGACCTGGCCACCCGCATGAAGTTCACCGCCGAGAATCCGCTCGAACAGGATTTCATATTTTGCCCTGTGTACAACTTGGCCCTGCGCGACGATGACGAGTTCATACCACCCGTCAGCGACTTCATGAATAGCTGGAACTATGATGGCCAGCGTTTCATTACTGCGTTTCATGTCGCGCCTTTCCTTCGCGTTGCGCCGATGTTGCGCAAGGCCATCGAAGCGGGAGGGTTCACCTTCACGGATGGCTTCCACGTCACACCCGAATTACAACGTCAGATACTGATCACGAACCGATCGCTACGTTTTGAGACCGCGCTGAGCTTGCGCATCCCCCTGAAGATGTGCCTGCCGAAAACGAGTATTACCGACTTACTGAAAAGCCTTTGCCGCACCTACTGCCTGGCACCCTTCACCGATCTGAATGGTACCCACATAGACCTTAGCCCGCTGGGGCCTCTGGTCAATGGCCCCATCGCTCGCGACTGGAGTGCGTACACAGAAGATGATTATGAACGCCAGTCCGCTGGCGCAAACGTGGCGCGATATGAGTGGGGGGAGGAGGCGCATACCCTGACCTACTACTTCAGTACCTGGTCGCAGGATCACCCGGTCCCGGTCCTGACCGTGGCAGACTTCGTCAACGAATCAAACCAGATAATCCAGATCCCGAACAATCAGGTCTACTACTTTCATGGCCGTAGTGCGGTGTCTATCCCGAAGCGGATCCCGGGCCTGTTGGGGCGGGAATTCCAAAACAGTTTCGGGTATATCGAAAACCCGGGCGGGGGAGAGACAGTCTCCCCTTCGCTACTGCCAGCGCAGACACACATCGTGTACAGCTTCCCCAGTAATGGCGACGAAATCGTATTGCCTACTGTGTCCATGCAGGTGGTAGGAATAGAGACCGCACCCTTCGAGGTACCCGTCGCGTTCGGCGAAATCACCAGCCAGACGGGGGAGATTGTGGGGCAGCTATCGTTCTATCGTGGAATGCGGACGACCCGAAACGGGCAGCGGTTCCCCATGTCGAACCACGCGCCGAGCAACGCCTTTTTCCGCAAGCTGCCTGAAGACAACGTAAGCCTGAACTGGCTTGGGCCGAACGGCCTCTACGAGCAATGCTGGAAGGAGTGGGATGGGATGCTACGACGTGCCAGCGTGGTGAAGCGTCGCTTCCTGCTACCCCTTACTGAGCTGATCGGCTTCGACTTTCGCGATAAGGTGCGCGCTGGTAATCGTAATTACTTCGTTCGCGATATGGAATTCACGGTGTCAGCGAAGGGGGTGAGCCCAACGACTTGCACGCTGGTTACTGTATCTTAGGGCTTTGAATCTCAAAGGCCTCTAAGAACGAACGTCTCACCTTGCTTTCCATGAAACAGATTACACTGCCAGTATCCGGCCTGACTTGGGCGGTCATGCGTCACAGATATGGACCCGGCGTTATCCGCCTGCATCGAAATGATCTGCGCAGGCGAGAGCTGATGCACGTTGGTACCACGAACATCCACCTGGAGCGAAAACAGTATGCCCTTACCCACGCCGTCACGCTCGAAGTCAGTAGCCAGGAATATGACCACCTGGCAGGTCGCTTGCCTGAAGTAGGATTCTATCTCTACGCCCAGGACAAAAACAGGATGTCGGCGTTCGTATGGTCGCAGGTCACCGCCGGGCTACCTGCTCTGGCTGCGCTGAAAAACTATTACCTGCTGCGCGGGATTACTGACGACGAGCACGACATCGAGACGGCAGAGCGACAATGGAAGCGGTGGCGAAAAGAATATGAAAAAGAACGGGGCCCAAATACCCCGCATAATGTCCCCCGTTTGGGCCCCGTTCTCTTGTCCGGGCGGCAAGCGGAAGTATTGGCTGCCAGATTAGTCAGTCTAGCAAAAGTGGTTTGCACTGGAATGGACCCGCGATACTTGCAATCTATTCCCATTTGGGTGTTTTGCGACTTCACGACGATGACACACCAAGAGGTTGCGAACAAGTTTAAAAAAAACCGAAGGAGGGCAACAACAAGTGCGAGCCGATTTAGGGATTACCTTTCGCACCATTCCGAGCTTCGAACACTCGCCAGCTACTGCCTGAAGACGACGCTTGCCAAGCCAACGCCCTCGGCTGCGTCCTAACGATTGCCAGCGAATAGCACGATTATTGTATCGTGTCATTTTCCATACCCAACATTGAGAGATATTTCGGAGCCAGCTTTGCGGGCTTGCAGCCGGTGGTCAAGGTCGTCGTGCCTGACGATGTGCTGAGCTTCAACGATGCTAATGCAGAGGCGGGCGTCACAGTGAAGCAAGGGAAACAGATATACACGCTCAAGGTGGAGCCACGAAGCGGTGTAGCGCAGGAGCAATTGCGGGGCGGGGTCCATGGTGATCATCACGAGCGTTCGCTCGCCTTCACCTTTCGACATAACCGCCAGGAGCTGGTGGACCTGCGCGCCAGCTGCATGAATCAGCGAGTACACGTGATCTTCACTGACGCGAATTGCACCACCTACCTATATACGAACCTGCGCCTTCGCGCTGCGGATGCGACGAGCGAGACGGCAGTCACGTCGCTACGCTTCGAGGGTAGCAGCGTACAACCCACCAGCTTCGTGCAAGGGGTGATCTTACCGCCCGCGCCCAGCCCCGAAATAGACGAAGACAATACTGGCATCGACGAAACGCCCGACGGTATCGACACCTCCGGCGGCATCGATGGCGGTGCCGCAGACGTAGATCTGGGTGGCCCGACTGATGGCGGAGACGGCGGGGACGGCGGCGGCGATGGGGGCGACGGCGATGCGGGCACGGACGTTGGCCGGCTGCTTCAGCCCTCGACTGGCGACTACTTCACGCTGACCGTCACGGCTTGTGAAGGCCTACTACTCACGAAAATTACCTAGCGCATGTCTCTAATTATCCCACTCAAGACGGGTACCCGCGCGGACATTATCGCGATTGGTGTGGCGGGGACGGCTTGCCCTTCTGCCCTCTACCGCGCGACTGATCAGAAGGCGGTATGGTTCGGCGCGGAGGATGGAAGCCTGATTGGGCCCTTCATTACGGAGGCGAACGCGGGGCCTCAATTCTATGCCAGCTACGCGAACGATACAGAGGCGGCAAACAACAACGTGCCCCTCGGTGGCATATACTTTCTTACCCTGAGCAATACCTATGGCGGCATTGAGGGTACACCGAAAAAACGAACTGAACAATAATGAAGCAATTACTTTCTCTGCTCTTCCTCTGCCTTCTTTGCACCGGCGTCCGCGCCCAAAACGCTGCCCCCCTGAAGGGTACGGGCGTACTGCACTATAAGGACATCCCGACCCACGTACCCGATACGCGATCCCCCCAGGTGGTCTTCGTCGTCGATTCGCTGAAGTGGTACGTGTACGACGCTGACGCTACCGCCTGGCTCCAGCTTTCTGGTGGCGGTGGGCAAGGGATTGACGGGAAAAGCCTGCTGAATGGGCAAGGCGCACCGGCCAACAGCCTCGGCAATAATGGAGACTTCTATATTGACACTGATGCCGACCGCATTTATGGCCCCAAGGGCGGCGGCGTCTGGGGAAACGGGACACTGATTACTGGCCCGGCCGGACCCACTGGGCCAGCGGGCGCGGGCGTCGTGATCGTAGGATCGGTGGCCAACGCGGCCGCCTTGCCAAGCCCCTACGACGGTAATGTCGGTGATATGTTCATTGCAGAAGATAACGGTGGGGGCTATGTCTACAATGGTAGCACCTACACTTTTGTGGGCCAGATCCGAGGGCCCCAGGGCGCAACTGGAGAAACAGGATTGACGGGCGGGGTCGGCCAGACGGGAACGGCAGGAGCTGCTGCGACCGTGGCGGCAGGAACGACGACGACAGGGGCCGCTGGCACGAATGCCACCGTCTCCAACGCGGGGACGCCACAAAACCGAACGCT